GGTACAATATGTCCCTGACGGATTGCATTTCACTCATTATCTTAAAATTTCCACTGCCCGGTCTATATTCACTTAACACGTAAGCTTTATTCATGACCCCGAACCCCCGTTTACCCTGTACCTCTTATCACATCATAGCTTGGTGGGGAACAGCTTTATATTTAAGAAATTTTTGACCTATCGGGGCTTGAGTTATCCTTTATCTCAGAGCTATGGTGGACAGTAGTTATCTGTCAATGCTCCTACAACCCGACTTCAAATCCTCTATATATCCACTGGACCTTAATAGGATGAACATGAGACTATGACTCTCAAGGGTCTTTTTGTGTTAAGGGGATAAAAAGAGAAATCCCCATTAAGCAGTCGCTGATACTTAACAGGGAAATTCTTATATATAGAATACTCAATTGAGCCTAAAACTATTCAAAGAATACTTAGTCAAGTCAGCGACAACTTGTTTCACTCTGCAAATATATAAACTTTATTTTATTCTGCCAAATATTTTCAGATAAATTTTCACTTTAACCATCGTTTTTATTTTTATAGATATCAGTCAGTTATACATAATTAATATCTATAATGACTACTTTGTAAAGATTTATCCTGTTTTTGAGTCAGTAAATTTAGAAAACATTAGCGGATTTATTAGATATTTTGGTTGAATGTGTCCCTTTTATATCTTTGTCTGCAAAAGATGTAAAAGATTGTTTTCATGGCATATAATGCAATAGGAGGACTTCCTCCACAACAGTTATCATTCAGCAAGAAAAACAAAGCATGGCGTAAAAAATGCGTGGATTTTGGGGATGATAGGAGCCTTTTTCACTATCATCTGACCACCAAGTCTGTTTTTGCTATGAAGATTAATTATGATCTTCTGAATGGCAAGGTACACATGCCTGACATGAAACTGCTGCTTAATCCTTATGATCTGCAAGCTTCTTTTATCCCAGAGAATATACAGCACTATTCTATCATCAATCCTAAGTTAGGTGTGCTCAAGGGTGAGGAATCCAAGAGATTATTTGACTTCAGGGTGATAGTGACAAACCCCAATGCTGTGTCTGAGATAGAGGAGGAAAAGAACAGATTGGTTGTTCAGAAGCTTCAGGAATTGGTAGCAGATACTTCCCAGAGTGAAGAGGAGTTTCAGCAGGAGTTGGAAAAGCTGTCTGATTATTTTCAGTATGAATATCAGGATAAACGTGAGGTAAGGGCCAATCTTCTTGTCAACCATTATATGAAGGAGCTTGAAATAAATCAGCTCTTTAATGCAGGATTTACTGATGCATGTGCAGTTGGTCAGGAGGCTTACCTTTTGGATATTGTTGGTGGTGAACCCTATATAGAGAGAATAGATCCTATGAAAATGAGGATTATCAGGTCTGGCTATTCCAACAAGATAGAGGACGCAGACATGATTATCCTTGAAGATTATTGGCAACCTGGAAGGGTTATAGATACCTATTGGGATCAACTCTCTAAGAAAGATGTAGAAGCTCTTGAGAATGGTGCAGAAAACTTCAATAATAGCTATATTGATGATATGGATAATATTGATCCAAGGTATGGTTTTATTCCTAATTATTCTTTGGATTGGACTGCTGGTGATGAATATGAATCCCTTCATCTGTTTGACAATCATCTGGATACCACTCTGTTACCCTACGACCTTAATGGTAATGTCAGGGTACTGAGGGTATTCTGGAAGTCAAGGAGAAAGATTAAGAAGGTCAAAAGCTATAACCCTGAGACAGGTGAAGAGGAGTTTAATTTCTATCCTGAAATCTATCATTGTAAGCCTGAATTAGGTGAAGAAGAGCAGACTTTCTGGATCAATGAGGCATGGGAAGGTACTAAGATTGGTAAGGATATCTATGTTAACATGAGACCCAGACCAGTACAGTATAACAGGTTAAGTAATCCATCCAAGTGTCATTTTGGTATTATAGGTTCTATCTACAATGTCAATGGTGATGAGCCGTTCAGTTTGGTAGATATGATGAAACCTTATGCATATCTTTATGATGTTGTCCATGACAGACTGAATAAGATTCTTGCCAAAAACATGGGCAAGATTGTTAAGATGGACTTTGCTAAGGTTCCTAAGGGATGGGATGTAGATAAGTGGCTCTATTATATTAAGGTAAATAACATTGCAGCTGAGAACAGTTTCAATGAAGGTGAGTCTGGTAGGGCTACTGGTGTATTGGCAGCAGGTCTTAACAATGCTTCCAGTGGTGTTATTGACGCTTCCTTGGGTAATGAGATTCAGCAATATGTTGTTCTTCTTGATTGGATCAGTAACAAGGTGGGTGATATCTCAGGTATATCAAGACAGCGAGAGGGACAGATTAGTAACAGAGAGACTGTAGGAGGTGTGGAAAGAGCTACACTTCAATCTTCACACATTACAGAATGGCTATTCTTTACTCATGAGAGTATTAAGAAAAGAGTGATAGAATGTCTGCTTGAGACTACCAAGATAGCACTTAAAGGTAGGAAAAAGAAATTCAGCTATATTCTCTCTGATGGCTCAAGAGTGATAGAAACTATTGATGGTGATGAGTTTGCAGAGTGTGACTATGGTTTGGTAGTAGATAACTCTAATGGTACTCAGGAGCTTAATCAGAAACTTGAGATGCTTGCTCAGGCTGCACTTCAGAATCAGGCGCTTGACTTCTCTTCTATCATGAAGCTGTTTACTACAACATCTACAGCTGAAAAGCAGAGAATGGTAGAGGCTAATGAAAAGAGACTCAGGGAGCAGCAGATGCAACAGCAGCAACAGCAGTTACAACTTCAGCAGCAGCAAATTCAGATGCAGGCACAACAGCAAGAGGCTCAGAGACAGATGCAGTATCAGATGCATCAGGAAGATAATGAGACCAAATTACTTGTGGCTCAAATCAATAGTGTAGCTGAATCTCAAAGGTTCGCCATGATGAACCATGATAATGATGAAGCTAATACTCTTGAGAGGGAGAAGATTGCTGAGGGAGCAAGGCAGTTCAATGAGAAGTTAGCTCTGGATAAGAAAAAAGCAGCTGATGATGCAAGGCTCAAGGAGAAACAGATTAATAAGACTAAGACGAAATAATTATGTATAATCAGATTTATGACATAAAACTCCTTGATGAGAATCTTCAGGAAAGACTTATCAAGAACTACAACACAGAAGCACAGAGGGCAAAGCTTGGTCATGTAGCTAAAGAATGCTATTGGACCAAGCAAGTCCTTGCCTCTATTATCAGGGAAGGTTTGCCTATGTCCAAGTATGTCAGTGATGAGATGTATGATGCTTTATATAATCTTTATTTAAAAATCAGTGTAGAGTAATGAGTAAGAAAGATTGTAAATGTAATGAGATAGTGACTTATAATCAATGTCTCGATGAAATAAATCCAGAGGTTGTCTATATGATAATCCCTGCTGAATGGGCTTGTGTCTACCAGAAATTATTGGTAGCTGTAGCTGATTTTGGTGAGCAGATGCTCTATGACTGTCAGGCATCATGCAAGGATAATAATAAGACTATTATTAACTGCTGGCACATGTTTGCCTCTGCTGTAGCTGCTTATCAATTAGGCAAGACTAAACTGGCTGAGACACTTATTAAATATATCAAGGCTCAGCTGAAACAGATATATAAGAACTCACACTGTACAGAGTTTGACAGTATGATACCACTGCCAATTACCCCGGATGGTAAACTAAAAGCTTTAGTTGGATGTGGCAGTACCACTAAATTCTATGTAGACTCAGAGACAGGTGAGCTTTATGAGGAGTATCTGGAGGAAAATAAGACCAGTGATTCCTATGATATTGAAGATGATAATTTAAAATTTAGCGAAAAATATGGCAAGTAACTGTAATAAATATTTAGAGCCTACAGGTGTTGTTCTTGGTAAATCCACCAGAGTATTAGGTAAGGTTACCTTAACTACTGATGGCACTTATGACAGCACCAAGGAGTATGACAGGATATCATTGGTGTATGATCCAAACACATACATCTCTTATATATCCAAGCAGCATGTTCCTGCAGGTACAGCCCTCAGTAACACAGAATATTGGCAACCACTTAACTCAGCTATTTTAGGTCCAGGTCAATCCCTTAGTGGCATACTGAATATGTTGAATTCACTTAATCTGCCCAATGTATCAGGTTTCCTCAGATATAATAGCGACTATAACAGATTGGAATGGGTAGATGTTGAGCAACTAATTGAGATTATCAACAATTCAGGATTAGAACTTTCTCTGAATGAACCACTTAAGAGTATTAACTCCCTCAACACCTCTGCTACCCAAGCTGGTCAGATATTGATTTATAATGGCACTCAGTGGAAACTTGATAAGATTAGCAATGTTCCTCAGGCTCTTGGTGAACCCCTGAAGAGTATCGCTAACTTAGGTACTCCATCAGGTACCAATAAGGTTATTATGTATAAGAATGGTTCATGGAGCTATCAGGATGCATCTGATGCAAACTTAGGTAATTTACTTACTCATATTAATACTAAGAATGCTCCTGTTCCTACTACATCAGGATACCTATATTATAATGGTAGTAGTTATTCATGGGCAGCTGGTACAGGTGGTAATACAGAGTTAGGTACATTGCTTACAGCTCTTAAGAATACAAATTACCCACCTGTTAATCCTGCTTTCCTGTATTATAATGGCTACGGATTCACTTGGTATAATAGTAATGTCGTAGTTAAATGGGCAGATATTCAGAACAAACCAACTACACTGTCTGGTTATGGCATTACAGCCAATGATACTTTATTAACCAATTTGTCAGGACGTATTACTTCCTTAGAGAATAAGGTACCTGTTGCTCTCCATGAGCCTATCTTAAGTATTAATAATATTAACTCCAACCCTGCAACAGTTGGTTCTATACTAGTTTACAGAGAGAATGGCTGGCAGTTTGAGGAAAAACCATCGGGAGGTACACCAGGACAAACAAGCTATGATGATACGTGGATTTATACGTGGAAAGATACCTTAGAGAATCAAACCATTCCAGGTCTTCGTAATACTCTATCATCTGTACAAAATGAGCTAAATAACAAACTTTCTGCCACAGAAAATGAGATTAAAGGGTGGATTCAAGATGCACTAGATGCTTATGAATGGTGGAAAGATAACACAATTGTTGATCAAATTTTCCATCAAAGTGGTTGGAGTGATGAACTAGAGGCATATCTGCAAACTGTTGGTGTACTTGACAGTAATGGTAACTTGAATGTTTCAACAATAACTCAGACTATTAACAGCATTGACTTAAGAGTTAGAGCTATTGAACAGTCTGGTGGTAGTGGTAGTGGTGACGATGATCTTATTACAACACTCGAAGCTTACTGTAATCAGTATATAGATAATCATGAAGCTATTGCCCAAATGGGAACTATGGCTGCATGGTTAAATGAGAATGAAGATGTTATCAGATGGATGACATCCGGTTTTAAATCTACTACAGCCAGAGATGGTAAACAGTCATTTGCTGAGATGTATGCTATTGACAAAACAGCTTATACATCTTCAATAGCTGAGATAAGAGCAGATGTATCCGCAAACCAGACAGATATTGGCGAATTGAAGACTGCTAGAACTACTATGGCATCACAGATTACTGACATAGAAAATATGACAGGTACTAGTGCTGTAGTAACTCAAGTGACAGCTTTGAATAACAAACTTCAAGGAGTTGAAACAGATGTTTTAGCTTCTATTGATAGTAAGTTGGCGGCTTTCTCTGCATCAGCTACCTTAGATCAAGCTGTAGCTACTATGCTGGCAGATAGTGGTAGTGGTACTTATGCAGCTATTCAGGCTATAGCCCGTGATGATGATAGCTTTATTGGAATTGTTGCTGACAGAATGGGTATTGATGTTGAGACTACTACATTTACAGGCAATGTATTGGCTAACAGTTTCCAGACAGGTGGCAGTGGTAATGGTATTATAGTATTAGGTAGTGCTCAGGATTCATTCTTTAATAATAGTATCAGTGGTGGCAGTTTTGCTTTGCATAATAAAGCATACTTCTATCATGATGGAGATTCCATGAACTTGGCTATCTATAACGATGATGAGAGTAGGTGGTATAAACTAGATTTCAGTAGCTTACAGTTAATTCATGGTGGTAGTTACGTTCCAAAAACATATTATACTATTAGTTATAATGGTGGTTATGTTAACAATGTAATCAAGAAGATCTTGTATTTGAATACTGTTGATAGTAAATACTATTCAGAACCAAATTCATCTGGAGCCCTTGTTACTGGTACATATTATGAGATGAATGGCGCTACTAATGACGGTTATATTTATACAGATGCTACCACGACAGTAAATGTAACTAACTATACTTGTGTAGCATTCTCTAATGGTGAGGTTGTTACAGGTCCTTCAGCTCCTATTGGTGGTCCATTCTACATTGGTACTATTGGTGGATCAAGCAAGAACTTTGTAGCAACAGGTACAAGCATTATTGTAGATAATGAGACTGTTTATACAGGAGCTCCTCAAAGCAGTGGTACTGATATGACACCTGCAGGTAATATAACCTGGTTCTCTAACAGTCAGACAATTCAACCGTAAATAACTAATTAATTTATAATATATTATGGATATCACAATCGTTCTTTCAATTGTAATTATTGCAGTAGTTATTGCAGTTATTATAAACAAAGTAATCAACAAGAAAGAGATTGATATGCCAGATATTGTTCAGCAGGTAACCACTCCTGCTGAAGATTCTGGCAACACCGGCTCTAAAATTCCTGAAGCATTATCTACTATTGAGCTTGAAAAGCAGACAGGTAAGGATAATACAACTGCTGCACAAGTGACAAAACCTAAGAGGACACGCACCAAAAAGGTGGTTAAAAAGGCTGAGGTAAAGTAGAAATATTATATTGGAGAATTATAAAAGGAAGAGTATGAAGAAGAATATTAAAGTTGTAGAGATAGCAAAGCTGTACAATCAATTGGGTAAGACAGGTTATTCTAAACTCAGTGATGACGACAGAATCAAGCTGTGGAAAACTTTGAGGTCAATTAAATCTGTAGTAGATAAGTTTAAGGAAGATAAGAAAGCAGCTGTCAATGATTTGATGCCTAAGGGTGACTTTATACTTAAGTATCAGAAGGCATTGGCTTATGAGAAAGCCGAAAATAAGTCTACTGTAACTATGACTCAAGAGGAATATAATCAGTTTGCCCAAGAGTTTAAGTCGTTTACTAACCTTGTTAACAAGGCTATAGAAGAGCTAAATAATACAATGGTAGAGATTGATATCTATCCTTTGGATGAAGAAGGTTTCAGCAGGTTGATGGCTTCAAATGACTGGACAATGGAGCAGGTTCTTGCTATCAGTGACTATATAATAGAATAAATTATTAACAGATAAGACATGAGAGCTAACAACAGAATAAATCTTAAGTGGGTAAGAGGAAACGATGTACTTCTCAAATGTACATTACTTGAACCCCAATATAACAGTGCGGGTGAACCTATCAAGGATAAAAAAGGTAACCTTGTATGGATTTCACTTGCTATTGATACCTATGATGATTTAACCGTAGGGTTGAAACTGATGGGTAATACATCAAGTAAAAGCAGCAGTTGTTGCTGTAATAATGATACTGCCACAGCGGATTATTATTCTGTTGTGTCTTACAGAGGTACTGAGGAAGGTGTACTGATAGTTAATGTTCCAGGTACACTTCCTACAGGTACTTATTCTTTGGAGGTTATAGGACATAAAAATGGCAGGTCTATGAGAGCCTTTGAGGGTATGTTATTTGAGATAGTAGAGTGTAATGGCAAAGCTAATGTTACATTTGATGTTCAAGAAGGACAGAAGAGCTGTGACGTGGATATTAAGGTACAATTAGTATCCAGTGCAGTATCTCAGGGTAAGAATGCCTTTGAATTGTGGAGAGAAATTCCTGGAAATGAGAACAAGACACTCCAGGATTATCTTGATGGTATTGTATCAGGTGAGTCTGTACAATCAGATTGGAATGCTACAGATGGAAATTCTCCAGCTTTTATAAAAAATAAACCTGATATCTATACCAAGACAGAGGTAGATAATAAGATTCAAGAAGCTGTTGATGGAATTACGCCCTCTACCCCATCAGGTAATTATTATATAAAACCTACACTCGGTATTCCTAAAAGTGACTTAGCTTCTGCTGTACAGACTTCTCTTAATAAGGCAGATTCAGCTGTTCAGGTAGAGAATGATCCAACTGTTCCTTCATGGGCTAAAC